CGCCGCCAGAAGCGTAGCCAGCCAGATCACGACGCGCAAACCTGCGGAATCTGTCTTGCCGAGGCCCATGGCGACGAGCGCCGCAGCACTACCGACAACCAGCACCAGCACAAGAGCGATACCGAGCAACTTGGACTTGGGCCAGAAGGCATACAGCGCCCCAGAGGCCACTACCAGCAGGCCGACACGCGACCCACAAGCCGCCACTGGAAGCGCCGTTGCCAGCACCAGCGGCCACCTGCGTGTCAGCACGGCCCACAAGAACACCGGTGCAGCAAACTCGGCAAAGACTTCACTATTGTAGAACAGGCCAGCAGGCTTGAGCGTCGCTTGGTCGACGAGTTGATGGCCCGTTAGATAAAACAGAGCGAACACCGACGAGACGCCGATCCCTAGCGCAAGGCCGGTCATTACATCGTCAAGGCTTTCGGCCTCGGAACTGGCTAAGAACGCGCCGACCGTGGCCACGATGAAGAAGAATTGCAGCGTACCAGCCATCGGGTCTGGCGAGATGAGCACACCGCATGCGGCCCACGAGAGGCCGAGCACGATAGCGTACTGCATCCATTGGGAAAGACGATCGAGGGAGAGCCGGGAGACAAGCGGGGCCCCGATCATAATCAGGGCCCACCGTGGTAGGACGGCTGCGGACATAATGCCGGGAATAAAGGCCACCGCTACTGCGAAGGCCCATATCCCGAATTTATGATCCGCCACCCATCGCATGACGAGCCTAGTTGCGATCCCAGGTCAGGTTGCTCCTGGAGAACAGGTAGCAAGCGCCTGTGTTCGCAGCGAGCGACGTAACGGCGTTATTGATCGTCTGCCCGGTGTTGGCAGCGACAACGAGCGTCGTGATGCCTGCCCCTGACGAGAAGATACATTCGCGAGCGCCATCGGACGGAGCCGCCGCCAGCACAACCGTCACCGACGAGATCGTGGTCGTCGGATTAAACGAGATATAGCTGTCGGAGTTGCCGAACGTATAGGTGCCGGTTGCCGCGACCCACTTCTGATAGCCACTCTGCGAGGTGATCTGCGCCGGCTTGGCATAGACATTCTGCGCCGATGGCTGTCCAAGCGGGATGATCTGGAACAGGTCAGTCGGATTGATGACCGTAACCTGTGGGACCAGGATAGTTTGTGAGATCGCCACGCCGATAAAGGCAAGCAGCCCGATACCCGCGGCGACCGTTGTTTTTTTGAACTTCATAGCCTTATCTCCTTTTGAGACGGGTAGCTACCCGATGACGACGTAGTTGTAGACCGACGTGTCGCTTCCGCCGCACGTTACGCTAAAGCCTGTAGCGGCCGTGATTGTTGCCACGAATGGCGCGGCGACGGTGCCGCCGACAGTTTTGAGCGTGAGGATGATCGCGGAGCCTGCGTCAACATTCGTATTGGCCACGGTGATCGTTCCGCCGCCAGTGCATGTCAGCGTTCCGCCAGAGACCAGCAGGAAGCTAGACGTTGGTCCTGGCCCCTGGGTGCCGATCCCGAACGGGTTGGCAAACGATGTTAGCTTGATCTGTCCTGGGATGCTCTGCGCTAAAAGAGCGCCACCGAGGCCGATGACTGCTACGGCGATAAGGAGGACGAGCGCCACCACCTCGCCTCGGACCCATTTGTTCATCATTCCAATTCTCCGTTAGGCTGATACAGCCACTTTATCGAGGGGCGCGACGGCGAATATCATAGGAACCTTGGCTGGCAGATACATACCGGCACCGCCGGTAGCGCCGCTGGCACCGGTAGCGCCGAACTTAAAGAAACAGTCTGCGTCGCCAATGACCAGCACTGCGTAGGTTGCTGCACTAAAGGCGGACGAGAGTGTGCCAGCCCCGGTAAACCCTAAAGCTTGGTTAGTAATCGCCGGCTGCGGCAACACATCGGGAGCGTAGGTCCCGATCGGGGACGCGGCATTCTTGAATTCGCTGATGTAGAGCGTTGCCACCCGTCATGTCCTTATGTCGTCTGCCTGGCCGGTTCTGCGATCGAGCCAAGGATCCGCTTTTCAACGTATCGACCAGGCTCGTTCTTGTGATGGATATTGAGGCCGGTTTCCGACGGCTCGCCGGTCTGTTTGGCCTCTGCCTGCTGGACTTGGCGTTTGCCCGAAGAAATGGATGCGGCGCCCCCGTGTACCACCAGACCTCCGGGGGTGATCGCCAGAGCGTCCTCGGGGACTACCCGCGCCGAACTGCCAATCGACTCCATGAAGGCCGCGTGGATAGCCTTGGCCGCCTTGCTCTCCGGGACCATGGCCTCATTCGGAACGCCATCCCAATCGATGATCGTCGGTTTGGCCGTGTGGTCCGAGGCAATCCAGAACGGTTCAACAACGCGATCGGCGAGAAGGCACTTGCCCCTGACCCTGTAGGTTGCCAGCTTTCGCGACGCTCGTGCCTCGATGATGAGCTTGGTCATCTTCTCGCGCGCCGCCTGTCGGGCTTGCAGGACTTCCGGAGCCACACGTTTGCGCCCTGTCCCCTGGTCCGTCAGTTGCGAGATTTCCATGGCGAGGGCCCGCATCCACGTTGGGTCGGACGCCTCGTTTTCTGTGCCCTGGGTTTTCCGTGCCGCTTTCAGCGTAGGCAGGAGTTCCTTGAGAGCATCGCTAGCCGCTTGTTGGACCGCAGCCTTGAATTCCTCGGTCTCAGTAATCGGTACACCGTTCTGATCGGTCATAGCCTTATCCCTTGGTCTCCTGCCTCTCGGCATGGTTTCACCTTTAACTCGAACTCAGTTTGTCTTACGCGACCGAGTAGTTCTTCGCCGCGTATTTCTGGAACTCGTCGTCGCGGACGGTGGTGACGAGCGCGGAGGCAATGGTGCCCGCCGTGAACGTGCCAGCCGGCGTGAAGAGCAAGCGCAGATAGCGCGGACGCAAGTTAGCCGGGAACGGAGGTAGCCACGGGAAGCGAGCGATCACGAGGTTGGCCGTAAGGTTCGCCGTGAGGATCGCGCCGGTTTCCGCCAACGTATTCCAAGTGCCGGGCTGGTTAGTCCCTGCGGTATCGGCTGCTGCTTGCAGTGCCACGTTAAGCGACGTGCCGCCTGCGAAGGCCGCTGTTCCGGTGGTGATGTTCAGCTCAGGACGCGCGCCGCCGACACCCATTGCATCCGGGGCACCGAACAGGGCCGGATTGCCGATGATGCTTGTTGGTGCGACGCCTACGCCTTCACCGAGTAGATCGATGACGTTGGTCGAGGGGACGGCAACGCTGGTGATTGCCAGGTTGCCACCGATCGGCACAAAGCTCAGTAGTGCATCGAGGATCATGTTGTTTTTCCTTCTGTCATGTGTCCGATCGAATTATCAGGTCACGCGGGTTTCAGTGATGAGTAGCTGGTCCGATATCTTGATCGGAATGCCGTTGATGCCGTCAACCGGAACGCCGGCGTAGTCCTCGATCCGCAACAGCACGTTTCTGTCGCGCATGGCCTGTACGTCCATCCAGTGCCGACCGGTACGGTTGGTGTAGATGATCGGACGGATGCCGGGTGCCGGTTCGTCAGTTGCGTCGGTCTTGGTGATGCCCGAGGTGCCTTTGCTTAGGTGCGGGGGCAACAGGAGCAATTCGCGGATGGTAGCGAAGATATCGAGCGCGTTCGGGCCTGCGAGACCGGCCGTGGTGACGTCGACATTGGCGATGCGCGCGCCATAGCGCCAGTCTTGCGGGCAGAGCCCGATCATCTGGCGGAACCATGACGTATAGGCTTCAAAGCGATTGCCCAAGCTATCGAAGCCTGGAACGGTATCGCCCTTGTCCTCCATCGCGAGGCCGGCCTTGGTGCCGCGGGGGTAGAGACCAAAGATTGTCCGGGTGCCCCAACAGATCAGCCAGAAGCTAAGATTGCTGGAGCCGGTGCCGCCGCCGTCTAGGACGTTCTGCCCGTTCTGGGCAGTCGCTTGGGAGACGGTGTTGTAGAAGGTCGAGAAGCCCATGAACTCGGCCGGGGTTGCCGCCGTGTTGCCGTACCATGTGGTTTGCTCGATCGTCTGTCCCATGCCCTCGAGGAACGCAACGTCCTCGCCTTCGCGGAACTGGTCGATATCGCCGGACATTTCCGCCAGCAACCGGTCAACCTGGCTGTAATCTTCCAGGGTGCCGAGGCCGACACGCGACTTGGCGGTCGTGCTTTTGCTGTAGGGAACGCCTTGGTTAATCTGGCGCCATGCACCGGCCGGGATCGAGGTGCGGAACACGAATTCGTGCCCGCCCATCTCACTCGACTCGATGAACGGCATGTCCTCCGGGAGTGCGATCGATTGCGATAGCATCTCCGCGATAAGGTGCTGCTTTCCTGCGCCGTCCATACGGGACGTTAGATCCGCGAGGGTCGGCCACTGGCCCGTTGCCATGTTATTTCTCCATCTTGAGGTGGGTTATCATTACGATCGGCCTTCCGCATTCGCTCTGGTTTGATCGTAAATATCGCGCAAACGGCGGGCTGGTCTTGGACCATTGCTCGCGGGCGGTCGCGGATTGGGGGGAGGCATAGTCGGCTCGTCGTAGAACCGCGCTGCCTGGTGAAGCATTCGAAGGAACGCAGGGTGATCGCCAACGCCCGTCGTGCGGAGCATTTCCTCGAACGCTGGACGGTCTTTGTCGGCGACGAATAGATCGCGCATACGGGCGACAGCGCCCATGGTCGTCTGATAGCCGGAGCCACCCAATTCCGGGTCGCCCATAACCTGCTTGGCCCATGCCTGCCTGGTCTCGTTCCAGACGCGGTGCTGTTCGTCCGACATTTTCTGGGCAAATTCCTGCATCTGCTTTTCGTGCAGGTTGACAAGTGCTTGCGCGCCCTCGGCTGGATTGGCGCGGAAGTCATCGAACGCCTTGTGGACTTCGCTTTTTACAGCGTCGTCCATCTTTATCGTCTCGGGCAGCGTGTATTTGTATTCAAACGGCGCCGACTCGACCGGGGTGGTTACAGCCGGCGCCGCCGGGGCCGCGGCTGCTTCTGTTGGTTTGGAAGCTTCCGCCGGCTTCTCGGCTGTTTTGTCTGCTTCTGGCTTGGCGTCCTTTTTGGCCGCCTCTGCCTTTTCCTGGTCGAATTTCTCAAGAAGAGTTGGAGCCGGCGTCGGCTGGACGGGCTCTGCCGGCTCTGCCGGCTTCCCTGCATCCGCTTTTTGCTCCGGTACGGGCGGAGCCGCTGCGGGCGCGGGGGAGGGGGCCGACTCTGCCGTCGGAAGGGGAGGTGATGCCGCGGCAGTTTGCGGAGCAACGGCAGGTGCCGCCGCCACAGGCTCGGGAATGGGAGCCGGGGCGGGCGCCGTTGTCGTTACTGGTACTGGATCAGCAGCCATTACTTCTCTCGTTTAATTTGCGGCATTTTCGGCCGCGTAAATCGTGGATCGTGCTCGTCCTGCATCAGAATGACCCCATCGCGGGCGAGCGCTTGCCAGGATAGAAAGAGGCGAAGCCCAAGGGACCGTTGTCCCATGTGGAACCAACTTTGCTCGGGCTGTGGAAAGCCATTGGGGCCCACTCCGAACCGGTCCTCGAACGTGCCGGCTTGCTGGAGTATGGCCCACATTTCCCGCCGACCCGTTGGATTGGAAAACACACCCTGCCAAAATCTCTCCACGTCGCGATGATAAAGTGCTGCCTTAGTAAGTCTCTTACGGTGAGCCACAGGATCGGCAGCATTAACAGGCCCCGTATCAGGCTGTGACTCATCGGATGCGTCAGGCTGTTGGTCATCATCGCCCGTCACTGCACCGTGCTCCCCGATGGCATAAGAATGCCGCCGGGCGAGCAATTCCACCCGGACGGCCTGGTTTCACGGTGCGGCGGAATACCAGGCTTCGGGGTGATGGGACCGATTTTGTTGGTTTTCTTGGTCTCGAGCTCTGCGGCCTTGAGGTAGGCGAGGCGCAGGTTATCGGCTAGCTTGACAAAAAGAGGGTGCATTTGGCCAGGCGCAATCATAGCGCGTGTGCCGTCAGGCTGTTTGATGCCGCGCAGCCAGTCTCCGGCGCGTTTGTGGGCTTCGGCCATGTAGAGGCCGATCTTGAGCCATCTGGCGTCTCCGCCGCGCCAGAAGGCGATCTGGCGGCAGGCACCTTCGACGAGGCGCAATTGCGTACGGAGGCCAGCATAGGTCGGCCCTTTTCGCGAGGATACGGCAAGCTTGTCACAGCTCTGCGCCGCAAGGCGGAGATTTGTCTTTAGGCAGTCGAGAATTTCGACTTCTGTGAGTTGCCCCATCCGCGATTAGTGCGATACCGCCGATTATTCCGCAACAATCTGTTGCAACCATTGCTAATTATAGGCATAAGAAGTTAGCGAAAGGGTGCAAATTCATGTCACCGGAAGAGACCTGGTTATCCCGCAAAGCGGCCGCGATGTACCTCACGCGGCTCGGCTGCCCCATCACCCACCGCACGCTGGAGAAGATGGCGAGCAATAGCAACGCCGGAGGCGGGCCGCCGTTCACGCGCGCCGGCTGGAAGGCCGTCCGCTACAATCAGGTAGACCTCGATAAATGGGCCAAGAAACGCATGGTCAGGATTGATTGATGGCAAACATCGGCCTCTCCATGATCGTCAAGAATGAGGAAAAACTCATTCGCCGATGCCTGAAAAGCGTCGCCCCGCTGGTAGATTACGTCCTGATTTCCGATACAGGGTCTACCGACAGCACAAAAGAGATCATCCGAGGGTTTTTAATAGATAACGACATTGCTGGAAAGGTTATTGATGATCCGTGGATAGATTTCGCAAGTAACAGGAACCGTGCGTTACTTGCACTAAACCAATGCAAGGTAGACTACGCCTTTATGATCGACGCGGATGACACGCTTGAGATCACACAAGGCTTCGACATTACTGCTTTCAAGAACCGAATGACATATGACGTCTATGATATCCCGGTTGAGCACGCGAGCGTCGTCCATTACCGGCCTCAAATATTCAGAAACAGCCCCAAGTGTTCATGGAAGGGGGTTTTACATGAGTTTTTGGAGGTATCTGGCACTTTCACGCGCGCTACGGAGCTCGGCCTCAAAATACACGCCAGCATCGAGGGCTCCCGCAACGCGGACCCGCAGAAATTCGAAAAAGACGCCGAAATTCTAGAAAAAGCCCTTATTTCAGAAAAAAACGAATATTTGCGGGCCAGATACACGTTCTACCTCGCCCAGAGCTACCGGGACGCCGAAAATCCAGAAAAAGCTCTCAAAAACTACTTACAATGCGCCCAAATGGGGCAATGGGACCAGCAAGTGTACGTTTCGCTGTTGGAGGCGATCAGGTGCTACACCAAACTCGGTAGACCCCTCGACATTGTTATGTCTGCCCTCCTGCGCGCTGAGAAGGTACTCCCAAACCGAGCCGAAGCGCACCACGCCATGTCGTTTCACTGCCGACAGGTAGGGGCGAACGCCGAGGGCATGAAAGTAGCTGCCCGCGGTCTTAACATAAAACAGCCTGACGGCCTCTTTATCCAGCCTTGGATCTACGATTACGGCCTGTTGGACGAATATGCCGTCAATGCCTATTGGGCCGGGCACTACCTTGAAAGCCTGCAAGCCAATCTGTTGATTATGGCCAACGAAAAGACCCCGCGCGATACCATTCCGCGGCTGGCAACCAATGCCTCCGTCGCCCTCGCCAAGCTAAAGCCCCGACTTAATCTCATTTATTCGGATTAACAAAATGGAACTTATGAATTCTAAAGAACTGACCTTGGAAGAGTTGGCTTTGCGCTCCGAGCTTCGGGCTTGGTGTCGAGGGA